GTAAACAGGAAGATTAAGCAGAGTGTTAAGTCTGCCCAAGTTAGGCATACCAAATGTGCCCATAAAGTCTGCAACTACGTTCTTAAAGTGCGCTTCAATAACCACGCTAGATTTATCTTCACTGATGCTGTTCAATTTCATCGAATCTTTAGTGCCAGTAATTTTAGCAATATCAATTCCGCCCAAGCTATATGTGTGCTGGACAATGTCTAATAGATAGTCTTTCATTCGTAGATCCTTTGTTCTAGATTATGCAATAAATGTAACATATATTATTTAGGCTGTCAAACTTTTTGGAGAACTTTTTATAGTTTTAATCTCCGCCAATGCTTGGTGTGCTTTGATAGTTTTTAGTTCGCCTGGCTTTCTAATTTCAAGCCAACTCAGTGTGGTGTAGTCGAAGTCTTCAACTATGTCGTATCCTAAACTGGAGACTAATGGAATCAAAAGACTCTTAGGCATATAACTCATAAAGTAGTTTTCAGCGTAAGCCGCTGCCTGACCGAGATCAGCGTTGTTGTAGGTAAACATCATAACTCCACCTGGGCGTAGCAATTTAAAGATTTCAGTTAGATAGTCTTTGAATCCTTGAATACTGCGATAGTTGAAGTAGTTGAAGCTGAAAACGAAACCAAATTGTTCTTGTGGTAACATACTAAAGTCAATTTGTACTGTGTTGGTAGAGTTAACAGCAAAGTCATGTATTAGATATGGACGAATACGGTTCCGATATTGCTCTTCAAATTGGTTCATAGTGTTATCTAAGAACTCTTGATAGTTATCAGTGATATACAAAGGATCACCGGCTACAAGATGTTTGGTCATTTCGCCATCTCTACAACCAAATTCAAGTACAGGATATCTCCAATCTACATAACGTCCTATACGACTTAGGAAAGGTTCAACTGCTTCTTTAGGCACATATAATTGACGAACTTCTCTGATGCTTTGTGCCGTATCATAAGCAAGTTCTAGATCATAGTTCTGTGCATAGAACTTTTTGCTTAATATTCCAATATCATCTTCAATGGTGTGATTGGTGTTTGCTAGTGTTTCCTGTATATGTTCAAGTTCATCTGCTACACCAATCAAACGATTTATAGTGTCTTGTAGGTATTGGTTGTAGTTGTCATCAACGGCATCACTGTGGTTAGCAGTAAGGGTGTTACAAAGATCTCGAATATCACCTTGAATGCCACGAACTTGAAAGTCTTTGTTAAGACGATTCTTAAAATTAACTAGGTCACTCAGTTTCATAACAGATCCTTAATGAATTAACTGCTACTATTTAATCTTCCCATTCGAACAAGCTGCCAATAGTTGTTTTGATATTGGTCTCTTCTGCAATGTTCCATTCTAGTCCACCTAATAAATTTTCTACTTTCTGATCCACAATAGTAGATTCCATATTGCTGTCATCAAACGGAAGTTCTTTGTACCAATTAGGAATATGACTTTCGTCTGTAGGATATGCTACACTAGTATACCCTAACGGATTTGGTTTGAGCTTACACACAATAACTTTCATACCATCCATGATCTCTTGCGAGTATTTGTCACTGTGCATCTTTTTGAGATTGTTCCAGTTCATTGCCGCACGTACATGTCCAGGCATGTTGGCTTTACCTTCACGCTTTTCTTTAGCTGTGTACATAGTCAAATTATTAACACGCTTAGGTGTGCCTTTTTCCCAAGCAGGGCGTTCAGCAAATAAAATCTTAAAGTCACGCACCATCTTGATAACATGGTCTTTTGCTTCATTTTCAGTTAGTGTAGTAAGCAAGATTTCACTAAGAAAGTCCTGCACTACTTTGGGCGTGTCACTGCGCTTGAGATCAAGTCCCATGGCTTTTACTTTACCAACATTGCCATGAGTGTCTAGTCGTGTGCCCTCCATATCGTAAATCAATACGGCATAGCGTTTCTTCTTGATGAACAAACCCTTACTGGCTACAAGTTCACGACCTGCCTTGATAATATTGCCCATCTCTCGTGGACAATGACACGCCCTTTCCATAAAAGCAGGGAATGATTCGTTAACTTGGTCCGCTATGGTGTCGTAGAGTTGAACACAAATATCACGATCCCATTCCATGCCACCAGACTCTACTTCTTTCTTGAGCATGGGCCATGCACTAAAGTAAACAGAGTCTGTATCCCCGTAGATGATTGCTTCACCTACGTGGTCATACTTACCAGTAATACATTCATTAACAAATGCATCCATGTGCTTTGCTATCACTCGTCCGGTAAGTGTAGTGCTTTGACCAATACGATGATCAAAGAATCGACAGTGGGGATTAAGAATAGCGCCATATAGACTATTCAAATTAATCTTTTTAACCAACTGTCGTTTGTCCCAAAATGCTCGTTCTTCTTTGTCGGTACAGTTACGCATTGTAGCCTGTAGCTCTTTACGTTCTGCATACCAACGTTCCAACAAGCCTGGAATAATACCTTTAAAGTCATAACGGAAGATAGTTCCGTTTGCACTCAATGTCCAAGGTTGATTGCTATCAAAGATCAATCGCCATACGTTAGCCGCAGACGTTACATCTTCGGAGCCATCCTCCCAATCAATAGTAATCTCTACACTTGGGTCCATGTCCATGACAGCATTGTATTCAAGTGTGCCAAACATTCCTTCCCAAGCATCTGCAAAGCTCTTGCCTTCATTTATTTTATTGCTAATCTTATTGTTGGTCATGGTTGGTCGTAGTTGTCCGACCACAGTTTCAGGACCCATGTTTAGCGCACGAATACAACTAGGATATAGACTGTTCAAGTCAATAGCACCGATATATTCGTGTATGCCTTTCTTAGGAAACGCAACATACGCACCTGCGGCTTGTGTTTCTACACCGTCTCTCTTTCTGCTACGACTAGGAACAACCATGCCACGTTCGTGTGCTTCATTGATGATTGCTTGTTCTGTAACTGCAACTGCACCCATTGTGGTTGGTAGTAGCACAGTATTATCGTGTGCAAGTTCGTTAGCTAGATCAATAAATCGTAACTTCTTATCCATCTTAACCAACAACATAACATCTTGTCTGTTATAGTCGATAAATGTTTCAAAGTCTCTATTGTAGAGTTGATCTAGTGTGCCTTCATATGCAATCTTGCGTTCATCAAGTTCATACTCACCAATGGCATCCAAACTATAGCTATGTCGTTCTTCGTAAGTGTATTTGCGATACAGTTGCATGTAGTCCATATGTACTCGACCTACCAAGTCGAATGTAATATTCTCAGCACCAAAACGTTCAAAGGTACGCTTCTTAGGATATTGACCCCACAAGCAAAACTTGCGTGTGTCATCTTTGCTGAGTACACGGTTAGTACGCATAACAAGATAAGGGATATCATAACCTTCTGAGTTCCAACCACTTAGCACGTCTGCATCTTCAATCAGATCCAAAAACGTTGAGATAAGGTCTTCTTCTCTATCAAACATATAAGTATTATCAAAGTTTTTGCATAGATCTTTTGCAGTTTCCATGCTCATACTTTTAGGGGGAATAGCCAGTGTGATTAGTTGTTCTAACCAATCAAGATATAGAGTAATCGAAGTTACTTTGTTGAAAGGGTCTTCTGGCGAACTATACCCTCGTTCTGGATCAAAGTCTACCTCGATATCAAAAAAACATACTTGTAGTTTAGGCGAATCTTTTCCTAAGTAGTTTTCTGCTAGACAACGTAGTACAGGATTGATATCACTTTCGTGAAGTTGTTTGCCTGAATTAACCTTTAGTTCTTTGTGAAACTCTTTGCTATTGCGTGTAGCAAAACGTGTACAAGGTGTGCCATAAATGGTCTTATACTTGCCTCGCGGATCGTCATAATAAAACACATAACTAGCAGGGTATGTATGATAATCGCGTTTACCATCTACCCTTTCTACTACGTGAATCTGATCACGTTCTCTATCAAATAATGCATCAATATAACTCATTATACGCCAACCCAACTATATAAACTATTGTAAGACAAAAGTTAAGAACAATCAAGCTCTTTTCTTTCCAGAGTATACCCACTGCGGTCCATACTGCATTACTGAATATGAATAAAAAGTGATGCAGTAAAAGATGTGGAACGAAGCTTGCTAGTAACGACGCAAGGATCAATCCTGCGGTGCCGACCCAAGCCAGCCATTGGTATGGTTTAGCTTGCATTATAATGTTCGACCTACAGTCTCCAGAATATCATTTAGAACTTCATGCTCTTCGTTGGTATCAGCTAGTTTGCTCTTGTGAGCAATAGTGATAGCTTTTTTTAAAACGCTTGGTTTGATTTCAAACTCTTCAGCAATCGCTTTTACAGTATCACTAAGACCAGCATTGAGATCTTCAACCTCCTGCTTGACTTGGATACCCTCATTGATTAACTGAGTGAGCTTGGCTTTTTGTTCAGCACTAAACATAGACATATTTGAACTCCTTTA